TCTACACCGTCACGCTTGATGACCGTGGCTGTACGCACCTGAACGTGCTTGAAGTCGCCTACGATCTCTATTTTGTCTTGTACTGTTTCTTCTGTAAGTGCCATATCGGCCTCCTGTGTTTATCGTGGCAGTGCCACCTGTCCGACCCCATAGTGTGGGGTTATTGCGATCTATATGTGAGACTGCCGTGCAAGGTTACAGTCCCGCTTGTTACATCAGTAACTAAAAGCGCAGTGTCAAAATCATCAGAATTTGTGTTTCTGTATATATTGAACTCAGTGAGATTTGAGCCGCCGTTTATCAGTAATGGGCCGCCATTATTCGGAATGTCACGGGAAAATGCTATTACACCAATCATGCGGTAAAGGCTATTGGCGCTGTAACTAGCGAAAGGAAGATTTGATATAAGCATGGCCCCAGAACCACCGCTAAAGGACGCTGTATTAATTTTGAAGGAAACATGAACCATCTCCCCCGTTTTAACGTATACTCCAAAAGCATTGGTATATGTTACGCTTGGGTTGGTTGATGCGCCAGTTATAGCAGGCGTCCAAGTCCCCTCCTCATAGTCATCCAGCTTATTAGCCGACCCAGTGCCGCCAAGGTAGACACCGCCAGAGAGGTAGAGGTCTTTGAAGCGGGCTGAAGATGTGCCAATGTCAATAGCTGCATCCCTTGCTGCATTTGTCCCAGAGTTCCAAGGCTGAATTGCATCCGAACCACCCGCAAACCGAATACCAGTGTCTTGGTTTCCAAGATGTATTGCACTAGAAGCAACCCCAATACTCCCTATAGCGGTGCCGTCTCTGTGGAACTGCACAATATTTCCATCAGACGTATTGCGGTTAAAAAACGCAGAAATATTTCCGCTGCGAGAAGCCGCTAAAATTGAGCCACCAGCTTGAACACCTGTTGCAGTATTGCCAACACCAGGATTTACAGTCGTAGTCCCCACCAGCAAGTTACCGCTGCTGTCGATGCGCATCCTCTCCACGCCGTTGGTCTTAAACTGCGTATATGCTGTTGTTCCGCTTGCAATTATGAGCGGCTTGCCATAACCAGTTTGCACGGTCATGTCCGAACCTGAACTGGAAATAGTACCCGCCTGAACACCACCGCCACGTAAGTCTAAACGACCTGTTGTGGAGCCGTTGATGGTGAGGGATGTTTCTCCTGCAGAAGACTGCGGGGTCGCCGTCCCAATGCCAACATTCCCTGATCCGTCTACAGCAATCCTTGTTGCTGAATCAGTATCATCATAAATAACAAAGTTTCCAGATGCTCCACCAATAACCCACTTTTGATCTGGCGTCTGATCTGTTTCGTTAAAGGATATATATGGATAAGCGCTTTCCAAACTGATTGTATGGCTAGGCGAACTCGTCCCAATGCCAACATTACCGTTGCTGTCGATGCGCATGGCTTCGGAGGCGTTGTTTGTAGCAAACGCAAGCGCATCATTACTGTGCGTATATTGAATATAACCCGATGCGTTACTTCCTGCGTCAGCAAAGAATAAAGACGCAACCGCCGAACTCCCCGTTGCAATTGTTAACCCTGCGTTTCCAGCACTATCTAAGATTAATTCGTCAGCCGAACCTGATATAGCCGCACTAGATGAACCACTGCCAATGTGCAATTTGCCACTGGGGTTGGTGTTGTTGATGCCAACATTACCGCTGCTGTCGATACGCATATGCTCCGTTGAGCCAAACTTAAATACAGTCCCCGCAGCAAGACCCTCAATGACACCAAAAGTTGTGTCTCTGGCGGTGTTCATCCATTTTAGGTCTAACGATTGACCCAGTATGACATCTCCACCTGAAATATCCAAAGCACCAGCAGGCGAAGTCGTCCCAATGCCCAAACTCTCAGCACTACTGTCCCAGAAGAACTTTGCCGTGGTGCCTGTGTCCTCGTAAAAGCTGATGTCGCCGTTTTCAGAGGCGTTAAATATGTTCCCTGTTCCACCACCATGAGTGATGCCAAAAGATGTGGCTCCTTGGTCATCGTCATTATCAATGTCAATCCGCAGACCCTGCTTTACGTTAATAAAATTATTACCCGTTGTGCCTGTGAAATTAATGCTGGCGTTATTAGTTTCTAATGTCAGCCCATCGCTGGTCAAAGTACCCGTGATGTCTACGCCTGTGCTGGTGGTGGCGAGTTTAACTGCGTTGTCGTAATAAAGGTCAATTCTTCCATTCTCGACGCAGTTCATGAATAGCTCGTTAGTTATATTACCACGAAGCTGAATGTTGGTGCCACGCAACATTAAGTTGCCTGTTCCTTTATCATGCACATAACTATGAGACCCATCATGGTAAATCTCTAGGTCAGACCCTGCGCCGAAGATGGCTTTGTCGTCGTCGCCGAAGGTAATGTCTGCGGTTGTGCTTGCGCCTGCTAAAGATGCGCTGGCGCTGACTGTCAGGCCAGTCAAAGTGCCGACAGACGTAATGTTAGGCTGCGCGGCAGTTGCCAACGTACCAGTAATGCTTGTGTTGGCTGTCAGCGTTGTAAACGTACCAGCGCCCGCAGTTGTGCCGCCAATCGTTACACCGTCCAACGTACCTGAGTTAATATCAATGCCAGTGACAGGCGTAGTACCGTCAAGCAGATCGTCAACGCTATCCCAGTTCCCATTAAGGTAGCCGCCCCAATCGTCCTCGTCCGCACCGACGACTGGTTTATTAAAGCTATACGTTGTGGTTGTTGTTGGCATATCTATCTCCTATGCGGCATCAGCCCAAGTTTCGCTTGCAGCCGAAGCATCTGTCCATGTTTCCGATGTAGGGGGAATGGCAGACCAGCTATCGGTCACGCTTGATGCATCTTGCCATATTTCGCTTGCAGGATCAACCTCTGTCCAAACTTCAGCCGTGCCAGCAAGCGGCTCCCACTTCTCAATCGCATTGCAAACCGTACTGCAAATAGTACCAATAGCAGCGCTGCTGAACTGCACGCGATTTACCGTTGCAACATTTGTTGTAACGACAGCCACAGTTGGGGCAATGCTCACGACTGTCACAGCATTTGCTGCAACGCTTGCACTAGACGTTACCGCAGCCGCGCTTTCTCTAACTCTAGTCGCAGCGCATGTATTACTTGCGGCAATGCTAACAGCCGCGCTTTGTTCGCGTACACGTTCAACAGATGCTGCACCAGTTGCGCTAGATGCCGCTGCAGCATCGCTCTCACGCACGCGTTGGGCAGCACTTGTGGCAGACGCGGCAATGCTAGACGTTGCGCTGACTTCACGCACACGCTGCGCATCAGAAGCATTGCTTGAGCTAGACGCAACGATAGACGCAGCAAGGCGCACACGCACAACAGCAGATGCCGTTGAGGTAACGCCGATAACAATGGCTTCGCCTTCTTTGAAAGCACCGCTGACGCCATACGCCTCAACGCCATATAAGCCTTTGCCGTAAGCGCTGCGGTACGTTACGTCAGCCATTTATTTAGTCCATCGTAATATCGAGGTCATTCGCTGGCAGGCGTAAAACATCGCCTGTGTCAATCGCCTTGCTTGTTGTCAGCGCTGCATAGGCAATTAAGTTGCCCGCTGTAGAGGCATCGTAAACCCCAACGTGCGTAACTGTGCCATACGATGCTGTCGCCGTAGGAAACTCAATCGCAGCCGTATTTGTCGCGGTATTGCCTGATACGCTGAACGTAACGCTCTGACGCGCATATGCTGTGCCAGATGTGCTAACTTCAGTGCCTGACGCATCTTCTGCTGGGTTAGATGTAAACAGCGCGACATAGAATGAACTTGGGCGCGTAACGGCATCGCCAGTAAAAAGCCACGTCAAAACGCGTGTTTCGAATAGATTGGATAGCGACATAATTTATCTCCTAATAAGCGCGAATACGCATTCTTCTTCCTGATCCGCCGAATTTGCTACTTTCGCTATCGGCGTTAATGCTATCAAGCGCACTTTGATAAAGTGCTGCAAAGCCTTGAACCCTTGCATCGTCTTTAAGATAAAAGGTTGAATGCACAAGCGCACCATAGAGATACGCATCAGGAAAATACTCCAAAACCCAATTTGACGCATTGCTGTCAGACAGCGCAGGTATCCGTGAGTAATAATAAAGCTCTGCGTTGTACGTTCCGTCAGGCGTGGGGTAAACCTCAATCTCGCCAGCAGTGATCGCATAGTAATGCGGCTTGCCTGTCGTATCTGCATTGCGGTAGCGACGATCCAACATTTCGCTTTGGCTAATCAGTTCTAGCGGCGAAGTGTCATTTGAGGTAATATAAAAACGTATTGCCTCAAGAAAATCAGCAGGGATCGCGCTGTACTGCGTGTCTAGCTCTGCCGTGCTGCGCTTTTCCTGACGCCAATGCTTTACGCGGCGCTGCATGTCAGCTTCAGCCAGCGTAATAAAATCAGGAATGGCAGACGTTAAATCGTCGCGGTTCAGAAAATCCGCAATGCTCGTTTTTAGTTCTGCGTATGTTGTAAGTGCCATTAGTCTAGCAATCCTCTCTCAAACCGACGCTGCTCTTCGCGCACTGGCTTTTCTTGGAAGTAATCAAAAACTCCCTGCATTATGCCAACTTTTTGCCCCTCTGGCAAAAAAAGAGAACGCATGGCATTTGACGCCAACTTTCCATATTCACCCTGGCTATATGGCTCTAAAAGCTGATTTGCGAAATATTCCTCACCTGCCTCAGATGTCTCAGGATAAAACCGACCAGCAGAAGCGCCAGCACGAGGGCCATGCTGCTCCATCATACGACGAGAATAATCATACTGACCGCTTGTCGCAGCGCCTTGCAGCTCCTCAACAGCGCGTTTCATAGTGGCATCTGAATACTTGTAACGCTCAGCGTCACTATCATCCACAATATAAGGCGTGCGGAAGTCACCAGTCAGATCGGCATATATTCTGCGATAATCCATCTACCACTTAACCTTATTCGCCCAATACGCCGCAGACATTTTGCCCTTGGCAATGTTCTTCGCATGACGCGCTTTGAACGACTTCGCACGCTTCGTCATCGTCTTATCGCCCGTCTTGCCCTGCTGACCAAACCGTATCGTCTTCGTCTTGTCACCCTCTTTCGCCACGACAACATGGCTCTTTGTCGGATGGCTTGGCGTTCTCTTTGGCTTATTATAACCAGAAACGCCAACACGGCTCAGTTTAGGGTCTTTCGCCATTACTTCTTTTTCTTCTTCTTTGCCTTAGCCTTAGAAACAGCTTTCAGATCAGCAGCCGTAATCTTCTTGCGATTTCCCGCCATTGCTGCAAGTTTCTTCTGTTTCGGACTGTACTTACTATAAGGCATCACTTTTTCTTTTTCGCTGGCTTCTTCGCCGTTTTTGCCGCCGCTTTGAATGCTTTAGAAGTCGGCGCTCCCTTGCTGCCTGGCTTCCGCATCGCTTCACCCGAACCAGCCTTAATCCGCTTCCGTTTGGCGTGAATGTTGGCATAAAGCCCCTTCTTAGCTCCTGGCATTACTTTCTCGCTTTCGCCATGCACTTGCCCTTACGAGCGCACGCCATCGGCGTTGGGCAGCCCTTGCAAGGCTTAAACTTAGGCGCAGCGCCCATCTTTTTACCATATGCCATAAAAACCTCCTATGTTGCACCGACCATAGCACACTTATGCTATGCCACGCAAATTCCTTCTCAATTCGCCCCGCCATGTACTCATAGGCCCAGACAGAGCCATCGCCGCGTCTGACGCCATTGTCAAGCAAACAGCATCTGCCAAGTCAGGTGATCTTAATCCTCTGCGCCTCATCTGATCCTTGCTCTCAGCCGCCATCTTGCCAGACGACGTAAACGAATACCGAATGCCTGTCAGATCAGCCAAAAGCTCATCATCTTGCGGCAACTTGCAAGAACGATCCTCCAACCATGCCTTTGTCTTAAACCACAGCTCAGTTCTCAAATTATTGTACGTTTCGCCCATAGACGGACTTTCAGCCACATTCACACCCCTCACAGGCGCTCCAAGCTCACGCAAACGATCAACAACGCCAGAGCCGACGCCAATGCTGTCAACCAATATCTCTGACGGCCTGTTGCTCGGATTTAGAGCCTCATACTCTGCCATCACACGACCAACTGTCTGCATCAAGTCTAGCCCACGCCACGACTTTATTTCGGTTATTACTGATCCGACCCTCTTGCAAAACGCCGTCCTATCGCTACCAAACCGCGCAGGGTCAACAGCCCAGACAGGCCGACGCTCATCATCAACCTCAATATCCCTGTTCATCGCAGCATCAACCAAATGAAACGGTATAATCGTATCATCGTCAGCTAACGGAAACTCACCAAGAACCCTGATCCGAAACGCATTGCTCTCCTCACCATACCGCTCACGCATCTCGTCAACGAACTCATCACTCACAAGTGGACTGTCAACGCAACTCCACCGCTGCGTCCACCAACTGTTCGCCATCCGCGTCTGGCTCTCATAAAACGTACCTGTCGAGCGCGTTGGGTTGCTGAGAAGGATTGTCGTAGCATTATGACCCGACATACTGCCAGCAGCCGCCTCAAATACCTTCTCAGGCACACCAGACGCTTCGTCAACAACAAGCAAAACATTGTCACTGTGTACCCCAGCCAAAGCCTCTGGCGTTTCTGCTCTACTTGTTCTGGCAGAAATAAACATCTCACTCGGCGCAGCCGACAGCTCAACTCGATCACTTTTTACGGTCAGTAAGTCTTGTATTGGCTTCGGCAGCTCACCGATCCATCTTTTTAGCTCCGCAAACAGTGCGTCAAACAACTGACCGCTTGTGGGGGCTGTCACAACCACCTTATTGGGAAACCGCATCAGCAAATACCACAGCATCGCCCACGAGGCAGACGTTGACTTTCCAGTGCCGTGACCGCTTCGTATGCTAATCCGACGCTCTCCTGTCGCAATAGCCTCCAAAAACTCAGCCTGATACGGCAAAGGCTCAGCGCCTAGCACTTCTTTGACGAACAGCACAGGGTCATCCATGTACTGTAACGTAAACTCCTCAAAAGGATTGGCGTCAGTCGTCATGCTCAATTACTTTCATCTCACGCTCACGATCCTCTGCCATCAATGCCTGGCGATCCGCGCTGATCTTCCGCAGAGCATCTAAGTGCAAATCGCCAAGGTTCAAAGTAATCTCAGCACGAGGGCCAGAGCCGTACCGATCCCTGTTCAGCCCAGCAGCCAACATCTTTCGAGCCTGCATCTGCTCACGAACCTTCGCAATCTGCGTACTCGATGCAGTCTCTGGAATGTTGTCGGCAATCTCAACATTCTCCTCCATCATAGCATCCGCTAAAACCGACTGCGCACCCTCCAATGCACGAGCATACTCAGGAACACTGCGGATCGTCTCGCTCAAATAGTTGCGGCTGCATTCCCATTCCTGAGCAGCCCAGGCCTTCAACGTCATGCTAGACGCCATCTCACGAACATACTCCGCACCGCCCTTTTTAGCCACATCAGCAAGTATCGTCTTTTTTAACTGCTTTCCCGCCATATCGCCTCGCTTTCACAATTTTTAAAATTTTAGACGATGCTAGCAGTTCTGGCAATAGGGGTATGGGGGGGGTGACTGCCACGGCGCTGACATAGCGTAGGGAGAGACGAGTTGTCGCGCAGTTGAGGTTGCGTGGCAGTCTGGATCAATTGTAGCATAATCCGCTAAATGTAGCCATACCCTTGAACACCGTCGCTACATTTGCGCTGAATTGTACGCGCAGAAATGCCATGGACTTCGGATGCTAAGGCAGCCGAGGCAAACTCACCCAAAGGCGTAAAAACAGCGCGTGCGCGTGGGTGGTTTTTGCGGTCACGCAAATGATCCGCGCGAGACGGTCTGCGACGACCTTTCATATCCATGTCACGCATGTTGTCTCTGTACGTCCCACCGCGCAAATGCTCAATGTTGCAGCAGCTCGGGTTGTCGCACATGTGCATAATAACATCATGGTAATCATTCCCCGCCAATCTATACACAAGACGATGCGCCAATATCGAGCGATCCGCCACGTTAAACATACCATAGCCGCCCTTCGTCTTGCCTGCCGTCCACTCGTGGCACCCATCTGATGAGGTGTCGATCTTGCTGAGAAACCGAGACTGCCATTCTGCTCTTGTCTGTAAGGCAAGCTCCTCGTTCTCACCTTTTGGGCGACGAGCCTCCAAATACCCCTTTTGGGCAAATCTGCGAAGACGCATATAACAGGCCGAACAAAGCCCTCTTGCCATCACATCATCCCGATCACAATTTCTGCACATTTTATTTTTCTCCTATGCTGTCGCTTAATAGTTAATGTGTAGTGGGGGTGGGGTCAAGGTTGTTTTGGCAGCCGTATGTGCGTTTTTCTACACACACATGCCCCCCTCTTCTGTCGCGTTGGGGGGGGGGCTGCGCGGTGTCGTTTAACAGAAAAGTCGCATAATACCACATATGTGAAATGCAATAGTCAATGATTTCAATGCTTTAGGTAATTATTGGTGTAAAAGCAGCCGCATCAGCCAAGGCAAACACAACATATAGTATGCCCAATCTTGTAATTGAACGAGCGTTCAGTTATCCGCGCGTGCGTCCGCGCCTTGCCGTCGCTGTGTGTTCTGACGCGCTAATGATGTATGCCGAATGCTTCGCTGTTCTCTAAGTATTCTTTCATAGCAAGGCTGAGAGCCACTGCCATAACCTTCTTGCAGCTACCGCCTAGGATGCGCTCATTGATTAGCCACAGCATCTCTGCGACCTCTGCATCGATCTCATCCTCGTCCATGTCTGGATCGTATTCTACGACAAAAGTATTCATGCTGATAGGTTACAAACAAAAAAGGCTCGGCGCAATGCCGAGCCAGTTCAGTGAGGCAGAAAGTGCAGAAGGAAATGGGTAAAGCTCTGCACTATCAAGTACCGTCACTATCTCAGAAGGGAATAGGATCGTCAAACAGTTTCCCTTTGATGTCGATTAGCTCTGCGCCTGGGAATGATTGCTTCGCTGCCTTTTCTAATTCACCTGCCCAGTTGTCGCGGAACCAAGAGTAAGCCAACCCAACCTCACGCAGCGTCAGCAGCTCCAACTCAGGCCGCTGCTTCTTTATCGTGCGCCACGATCTTCCATCCCTCATAACGCCGAACAGCTTGCCGTCTATCTCTACCTCCCACACATCCGTTGAGGCTCTCTGTGCGCCAGTACGTTCAGCCTCAGCGTCCATCGCTTGCAGACCCCTTATCACGACTTCACAGCGAACCTTACATTCTTCTACATCGCCTGCCTCAACTGCCGCATTCATCTTAGCCACCGCACTGCCATACTTTTGCGACATCGAGACACTGACCAGTTCAGGCAGCACATCAATCCCCCACTTCTCGTCCATCTGGATTGCCAGCCTGTCAACTGGAGCCAGAGCGTAGTCGCACATGATGGCATCTCTATTCTGATTGCCATGCAATATGCGATCCGACTTCTTTTGTCTTTTTGTCTGCTTCATCTGTTTACCCTCCGATTTACCACACCTTGTTCCACACCCCACTTCAACCTAAACC